GGAATACCGTGGAAGACTTGATGAGTGACGTTATCGCGCATGAAATCGTCGTCGGGTTGCGTGCGGGGGGTGAGGACGCGGACGCGGACTCGGACGCGGGTGAGGAGGAATAATGGCCAGTAGCAGCGCCAACGACATTATCGAGCGGGCCTTAGTGAAACTTGGGGTGTTCCATCCGGGAGAATCAATTCCCGCCTCAATTCAATCTCAAGTCTTCGCCGAACTCAACGATATGTTGGAGCGTTGGGTGTTGGAACGTCTTATGGTTCCTGCCGACATCATTGAGTCTTTTGCGCTCACGTCGGGGAAGGCGGACTACACGTATGGGACAGGGGGAGACTTTGATTCTCCCGCTCCCGACTCCATCCTCCCCGGCGCATTCATCCGCTCTGGTTCCACGGATTTTCCGCTTCACCAGGTGACGCTTGACACGTATCGCGCTCGACCCACCAAGGGAGCGGGGGCGAGGCCCGAGATCTTCGCGGTCAACCCGACCCCCGACCTCAACGAGATTTGGTTCTGGCCTACCCCTACTGCAACGAGCGACGTGCATTTCCGAGTTCGCAAACAGCTCACGTCCTTCTCGGATCGGACTACCAGCGTCAGTCTTCCCAAGGGGTTTCGAGGGGGTCTGGTCTCCAATCTTGCGATTGAGGTGAGCTCCAATTTCGGAAAAAAGGTGGGGCAGGAACTTGCAGTACAGGCTATGGGGTTTGTCCGATCGATTAAACGTGCGAATCGGGTCTCGGGCTACCCCATGCGTACCGACCTTGGGGCTATGACATGGAATGCCCGTAATCCGAGATTCAACTCAGGACCATTTGTGTAGGGGGTATTGGATATGCGACTCAAGATTCCATTTACCGGTCCGACCTACGAGTCCGATTCGGTCTTCCTATCGAATCAGGTCTGCCGCAACTTCTACCTTCGCCCTTACCCCGAGATGGGCCAGGAGGCTATGGCACTTTTTGGGACTCCTGGGCTGGTTGAGTGGTGCGACCTAGGGGTGACGGGGGAAGTGCGCGGCCTGCTCGCGTTCGACCATTACCTCTATGCCGTTGCTGGCCGCAAACTTTTTCGCCTTACTTCCGCTGGGGTCTCGGAGGAGCTTGGAGAGCTTGGGACTACCGAGGGAATCGTGGGTATGGCTACGAACGGCTTGGACCTGATCATCGTTGATGGGTCTTCGGGGTACGTATGGGATTATGCGACTGAGATTTTCGCAGAGATTACCGACGCGGACTTTCCCCGCGCTCAGTCCGTAATCCACATTGATGGGTACTACCTTGTCCCGAAGCGGGGTACGGGTCAAATCTGGCGTTCCGACTTCAATGATGGGACGAGCTGGGGAGGACTCGCGTTCGACTCAGCCGGAGCCAACCCTGATGATGTTCTCGCACTACAGGTCTCCAACCGCGACGTATACACGATTGGGGAGCGAACGACTCAAATCTGGGTGAACACTGGCGCTGCCGTCTTCAATTTCCAGTCCATTCAGGGATCCTTCATCGAGAAGGGGACCCCCTCCCCCTTTGCCTCTTGCGTCGGAAATAACGCGGTTTACTTTGTCTCGCGAGACGACAAGGGTCAGGGCGAAGTTGTCCAGGTAACCTCTCGTCTCGCTAAGGTTGTCTCCACCTCCGCTATTACCCGCCATATACAGTCTTGGGGTGACCTCGGAGACGTCCAGCTTTTCTCTTACGAGCAAAAGGGCCACACGCACATCGTCGTAACGTCTCCGCAGGCCAACGAGACGCTTGTGTTTGACTCGACAACCGGACAGTGGCATGAGCGGTCCTCACGTTTCCTTCTGGGTACGGAGATGGTAGACGGGCGATGGCGCGCGAACGCCCACGCTTTCTTCGCGAATGGAAATCGCCATGTCGTAGGGGATAAGGGGAACGGCAAACTCTACACCCTGGACCCCGACGCATACGACGAGGACGGGGAGGAGATGATCTCGGTTCGCCGGACTCAAGTATTCCGCTCGAACCAGGATCGCCTGACGATTCACGAACTGCAGATCGTAACGGAGCCTGGAGTTGGACTCGTGACGGGGGAAGCTCAAGACGTAGACCCGCAGGGAATTCTCCGCTGGTCGAAGGACGGGGGGCGCCACTGGTCTGCCGGAGTGGATGTGTCGCTCGGGTCGATCGGGGAGACGGAAAACAGGGCAAGGGTTATTCAGCTTGGGCAGGGGGAGAATTGGGTATTCGAGCTGACGATCTCGGCCCGAGTTAAGCGAGTGGTGAAAGACGCAATAGCAGAGGTGACACGCGATGAGTGATCTTTTTCTTCCGTTGCTCCCACGATCCCCCATGTTCCACGGGGGAAGCGGGGGAGTGATGACGCGCGAGTGGCAGGAATTCTTTCGCCAGTTATTCGACCGAGTTGGGGGTTACGAGTCGGATACGGTTGACGAATTGACCTTCGGGTCCAATCTCCCGCTTTCCGCGTCGCCCACAACCGAGGATCCTATTCCGTCCCCCGTTACCCGGAACTCGCAGCATCCGGACCAGTACCCGCAGCCCGTAGCCCGCTACCAGTCACCCATGGACTGTACCCCGGAACCCGTTGCCCGCAGGGAGGAACCCTTAACCCCTGCCCCCGATGCCCTTACCCCTTCCCCAAAGCAGGAGGATGTAGTTTGGGATGACATCCAGTTTCCAATTAGTGGAGGTAAGGTTCCTGCTGCCAATTTCCCGGACTACGCCGCCTTCACGACGAACACCATGGCGTATAAGTTTGACGTAGACGATTATATTGATCTTCAAGCCAATGAAATGGTCCATTGGTGGAAAGAAGGAACAGATGTCTATTTCCATGTCCATACCACCCTTGATGGTGCAAACGCAAGCGGTGGCAGCTATTATGCAAAGTTCACCCTTTATATTGCCTACGCTGACGATGACACTGTTTATACAGAAACAAGCAAAGACATTGAAATCGAGATACCGGATGGAACAGCAGATATGACAAACTTGTTTGGGCAGGCCACAGCTTTGTCGTTTTCCGGATTGACAATAGGAACACAGGTTGAAGTCAGAGTGAAACGGATCGCAGCAACCAGTGGCACAGAATATCCCAACCACATTTTTATCACACAGGTCGGTCTCCATGCGGAAAAAAACACTCTTGGAAGCCGACAAATAGGAACAAAATAAGGAGGAAATAATGGCAACTGAACTTATCGACATATACAATGGGCAACCGGGGGCGACGAATACCACCCTCTACACTTGTCCCGCGAATACCACTGTCCGCATACTGGCCGCGAATATGGTGAACGACACCACAACCGCCGCATACCTTTCCGTCCACCGGGTTCCCTCGGGGGGAGCTGTAGGGGACGCAAACCTTATCGTTAACCAAAAGGTAGCCGGAAGCCGCGCTAGCGTTCAGCTCTGGGAGTTGATCGGTCAGGTCCTGGGGGCGGGGGACGTGTTGTCCGCCATCGCGGAGACTGCAGACCAACTGACCGTACACGTCTCGGGGGTGGCAATTACATGATTACTCTGGTGGGGCTTATTACGCAAACTTTGGAATCGGGTTCGAGGTTGATACCGTTGGGGGTATGACCCTGACCAGCAAGGAGTAGGGGCCAACCAATGGAGGGAGAGGTATGAAAAACGAAGAAAGACTGGTCGAGAAACTTAGGTACTTCCTTGGGGCAAACGAATTCGCTATAAGGTTGTGTGTTGACTTAATCTACATTGCGCACTTGTGGGACGACCTTATCGATAAAGATGTGGTCAGAAGCGATCAGGAGATAAATGACGCTTTCAGGATTGCTCTCGTGGATATTCCGCAGAATCCGTTCTATCAGATTCACCAGAAAACAATAACCCCTATACTTTTGAACATTATACTCAGGTGGCAAGACTCAAATGTGCTGGAGAAGGGAGAAGTCCACGATAAGCATCTCGCTTATGGACACAGGGCTGGTATATCCGAAATAATCGGTGTTTGTGCTTATCTGGTGGGAGGACCTTCTTGGGCTGGACAACAGGGTCCAGACATCAGGAGAATGTATGAGGAGAAACTGGAGGACTTTATGGAGGAAATGAACAATGCCTGATCCAATTTCAGCAACAGTGGGTGGAGCAGCTTTGGGGGCTGGAGGTTCGATTCTGGCCGCGGATAAGCAATCGAGCGCGGTCAATTCCGCCGCATCTTCTCAGGCTCAAACCACCTTGGCTTCGACC